CGTAAGGTTGGGATCGTTTTTTGTGGAGTAGATATCCATTGCCCCTATAGCAGTTTCAAGCATCGCACCAATACCTGGTGCGGTCAAGAGGGCTTTGCCTAGTTTGGGTGCTGCGCTGCGTACGCTGTCCCCCAATAGTTTCAGTGGATTGAGACGAGCGGCAGTGTTTGATACTGAAGACCACGCAGAAGACAATCCCTTACCAATGGAAGAGAATATGCCTCCTCCTACGGCACCGGCACCGCCTGCTGCTCCTCGCATTCCTAGGCGAGTCATTAATCCTCCACCAAGTCTTCCTGCTGCACCCAAAGCACGACTACCAATACTCTTCAATCCTCTGCCTAGTCTGCCAATACTTCCTAATCCTCCACCAAGTCTTCCTGCTGCACCCAAAGCACGACCACCAATACTCTTCAATCCTCTTCCTAGTCTGCCAATACTTCCTAATCCTCCTCCGGTTGCTGCACTTGCCACATCTGTTATGGTGTCCATCATTCCACCGCCACCGGAACCTGAAATCACACCAATCTTTTTACCAATGGCAATCAGAGTACCCAAAACTGTATCGGGATCGTTAGTGCCCTTTTCACCTATGGCTTGTGCTATGGTGTTCAGTGCTGCTGTTGGCGACTCTGCTTGCGCTCCGTATTCGGGAGCAGATAGTTCGCCTGCATCAGCACTGGGAGCAGACGCTCGCAGCATTGGTGCGTTGGGTTCGGCTTGTGGTGATCGTCGCATTGCACGGGTTGCAGACGAGAACCCACCGCCACCAAAGTCCAAGTACCCTGCTCTGCTTTTTGAACCACGACGAGAAATACGCTTGGACGCTCTTCCAAGAAACTCGCCTTCAGTATCAGTGGCTTCTCTGCGCTCTCGTGCCATTTCCGAAAGTATCCCACCAACCACAGGAATATTTGCTAATAGTCTTTCGGGTATGGATCGAGCGTAGTCTTGTGCGCTTTCCCGTATTCTTGCTCCAACAGAAGACTGTTTCTTTAGTGTATCTACTATTGGATCAATAAGAGACTGTATTTGGGCGGCAACTGCATCGCCTCCCTTTGTTTTCTTTGCAATGTTCAGGATGCTTTTCAGGCGAACCAAATAGAATGACGACTCTTTTGCCGTTCGTGCTTCCAGTGCGTCTTCTGATAGATTTACTGCTTGCTCCAGTAGTTCTTGAGCAGCAAGTCCGCTCATCTTGTTTGGATCAAACAGTTCTCTGTTTTGAGAGATGAAGTTTTGAGCAATGTCTCGGATGCCAGGACTTTGATCCTTGCCGAGAACTTGCTCCTCTAGTGTAGTGTCTACACCTAGTTCTTTACGGCGAGCCTTGATGCTCTCAAGAATTTCTGATCTATCCGTTGGACCATCAGTGGGTTCTTCATAAGTCTCGGATATGGGCTGCGACTGTTGTGATTCTTCCAGTTGCTTTCTTTTGGCTTCTTCCCTCTCCCGCTTGCGCTGAAGCACTTCGGCTTCTTTTTCCCGCTTGCGGTCAAGACGATCTGATTCCTTTTGGGCTTGACGCTTGGCGGCTTCTTCTTGTTTTATTCTTTCGCGTTCTGCTTTCATATACAGAGACGCTTTATGGTCTTCTTCGTCCTTTATGATCTTTAGAAGACGCTTTTCTGCCCGTTCCAAATCCGCTTTTCTTGCTGCTATAAACTTGTCTCTGCCCTTTTTGGGAAGGAAAGTGCCGTCTGCCCGTCTACCCGTAGTCGCTTTTTGATACGCGTAATCAGCAAGATTAAAGTCCTCTTGCGCTTCAGCAATGAGTATTTGGTAATTGTAGGTGTCTCTAGCCATGCAGTGGTCCTTGTGTCATGGCAAATGGGTCACAACGGCTTTCGTTTGTTTGCCCGTTCCTTCTCTGCTTTCAAATAGTTAAGCAGCAAGGTTATGTAGACTTCTCGCTCCCAAGGAATGAGATTTTCTACCTCATCCAATGAGTAGTTGTGATGCTGCATCAGGTCGAAGTTTAGTTGGTAGTACGCCCCGAGTGTGTTATGACACAGGGCTAGTGAAAAAAATCGGTAACGCTCTTCAGTTCAATATGATTGGCTTCCCCGCACTGCGGACAGGTAAACTTGAACGAATACCGCAGTTCAGGAATAGTTTTGAAGTACTGGATCATTTTTTCAAACTGATCGGGCAACAGGTTCTCTACAAAGTCGGAAATCTCTTTGGGTTGTAGATCCTTTGCCTGCACCACCTCTTCACCAATCACGAACGAGTCCACGCACCGCTTGGTCATTTCAACCACCATTTCCACTTCAGATAAGTTGTAGTCCAAATCGTGCATGGACGGCATTCGCATGATTACCGTCATGTTTTCGTTCAGGGTAATTTCGGGAGGAACTGGGTCTTTTTCGGTCTTTGAAACGGTAATGTCGTCTAATCGAAGTTTGTATGACGCGCTCTGATTGCATTTGCCGCAGACCACTTGTGGCTTTACTTCCTCGCCCACGGACTTGCACCGAATTTGTAGGAACGCGTACTCCGTGTCTGCGGTGCAAATCTTCTTTGTGTCCAGTATGCCTTTGGTGCACGCAGACACTACGTTGCGGATGGAGTCGTTTATTTGATTTTGATTGCCCGACTGTAGTGCCATGAGGAGAACCTTTTCCTCCTTTACAACAAATGGGCGGTACTTTACGATCATGCCTGAAACAGGCAGGGTCATTGTGTATTCAGGTAATGCGGCAACGGTCAGTTTGTTCATGGTATCCTCACAGTAAATTGTGCTTCAAGTATTTAGATCACGGAGATATGGTTGGCGAAATTCTTGGCGTTGAATTGTATTCCGAGTATGACGAGCGGAATTTTCTGAAGTGGAAGGTAACTTCCTGCTGCATAAGATCGCCGTCTTTGTCGTACCCCAACTGGATCTCTCCGATTGCTTTGGGGTACGCTTCTTCCAAAATGCACAATTGGGTAATACTGTCGTCTCTACCCAAAGTGTAGATTTGAATTTCTGTAACGTAGTTGTCGTAGAACTCCATTTTAAAGTCTTGGGGATTGCATATGAAGTCTAGCCACGCATCAAAGAATCTTCGTTCCCGCATATCAGCAGACATGACGTAGGTCATGTTTATTTCACCTGCGTATGCCATTTCAAAAGGAAAGTTTCGGGCGGGACCGTAAAGGCGATTGGACTGTGTTTGCAGTGTTTTGCTAGGCAGAGACACAGAACTGCATCGTACAGTCAACTGGTTCAAAAAGTCTGTTTGCACTTGCAGTTCTCGCGGAGGCAGTATTACCACCTCGTATCGGTTGCCGTGTGCGACTCCGTTTCTTATGATGGAGTCCATCATGCCGCTTATGTTTGCTGGTATTAGTGCCATGTTAGTCTCCCCTTATGAATCGTTTGTATGTCTTTGTGTATATTGTTTGCGGCTGTACTCTTCTGGCAGAAGTTCCAGTTGTTTTGAAGGCTGCAAGATTTGCTTGCACCAAGTCACTCCAAAAGTCAAAGGGAATCACCACTGGTTTCCGCTTTACGCCTTCGTTTAGGTATCTGCGAAAGCACGGCTTGTACAGTCTGAAACGAGCCGACGATGGTAGAGTGTTCTCTTTGATCAGGAACCGCGATCTCCAGTCTTCCGCTTCTTCGGGTGGAAGTAGTGGTATTTGGTTCGTCATTATTTCAAACAGTTCCGATCTCCATTTAGGAGACAAGTAGTGTAGGTTTACTCCCTCAAACCCACGCTTGTGTACCTTTGTGACAACCACTAGTGGGTACTTGTCGTAGTGACCTCTGCGGTTGAGAAACGCCTCACTTACAGGTTTGTAGGTAAAGAACACTACTTGTCCTGGTAGCAGTCTTGGTGGAACCAGTAGCATTCTGTTCTTTTGGAACAGGCGCAGCAGAGAGGTGTACGCGGAGTCCGTCCCTCCCATTTCTCCTGTGGTGTCTTTTAGGATTTCTTCTAGGTCTTCGTTCATTTGGGCTTTTTGAAGAGGTCGTCCTCGGTCAGAACTTTGAACTCCCAACCTTTGGTTTTTGCTGCTTCTGATGCGGCTTCCCATTTAGCCTTGTTCACCAACCAAGTCTTTACCTCGGTGATGTATCCCCTAGTAACCTTGCTCCGCTTCTTTGGTTGGCAGCACTGCTTCTTGGGTTTGATTTCCACGAGCAGGGTCTTCACGCCATCAGGTGTGCGTACTTCCATGATGAAGTCAACAAAGTAGCGGTGCCGTTGCTTGTCTACTGGACTCCAGTACGGAATCACCACCTCTTCTGACCCCCAACGAATAACATTCTCATTAGTGTCGCAGTATTTCATAAACTTGCGTTCCCACATACTCCGATAGCAAATCTTCATGGGGTTGCCCATGTACTTGGAGGGATTGGTGGGTTTGAAAATACCGCGATACGCCATATAGATACTTATGTATTCAGGAACCAAAAAATGGCACAACTCCAACCAACAAACGATACTAATCCATTACCTCCAGTTCCTGTTTCCACAAACAGACTAAGCGATCAATTTGATCCACGCAGAACCAGTCCTCTTTCTACCGATCCAGTTATACAGGCACTAGAAAATGCTCCCGACTTCAAGAGAGGGTCATACAGCCGACCTTCTATAATGAGATTCCCGTCTAACATAAGCAGCGGGGAGTTTCCGCACTTGATGCAGTTTCGTGTTTTTTGGAGATGGGAACGAAAGGATTTAGAGCCTTTAAATCAAGCAAGAAGAGACACCGAGTCTAAGTTGACGACTTTGAAAGAGGTTGAGTCTATCTTGGCTTCATCTGGTAACGAAAAGAGCCTTTCAGATGTATTGTCTATTCACAGGGACTTTGTGAATAATTTTGATCCACAACTGTACGCTGAATTATCAAGGAATCCCAAGCAGGCTAAAGAACTACTAGAACAGAGAATCAAGAGTGAACAGACATCTCTTGAGGAGTTAAACACCTTTGGTAAGGTGTCTTTGGACAACGACGAACGATTGCAAGTACAGGATCGTCTTACGAACGCAGTAGAAAATTTGTCTGCTGTTGAGAGTGGTGTTGCAGCAGGTATAGCAGCGGGAGTTTTGGGATATTTTACTGGTGGCGCAAAGGGAGCAGCAATTGGATTGGGCAGCGGTGCTTTGGCTGGAGGTGGTGCTGTATTAGGCGCGCAGTTTGCACAAAACCAACCTGTCTACGATCAAATGGTTTCGATCTATCTTCCATTCTGCACCAAAGTCAACAACGAAGACAGTTTTGTGTTTGAAGACAGTTCGCAGGCTAAAGCAAAGGGATTTGCTGATTTGTTTAGCGCATCAGGAAGTATGTTGGACGCAGGATCTCAAGTTTTGGATGCGGGCGCACAACAAGTCGCAGGACAGTTTGGAGACGCAATCGCATCTACTACTGGCAGAGTACTCAATCCTAGACTTGAAAAGTTATTCAAGCAAAAAGACTTCAGAAATTTTACCTTCTCTTGGGAACTGTACGCCAGAAACGAAGACGAGGTTAGAACCATACGAGACGTGGTTGAATCGTTTAGATACCACGCGCATCCAGCAAAGGCAGAAGAAGTGAATATGCAAGAAGGAGAACAGACATCAAACACTCAAATCATGTTGCGTGTTCCCGCAGAGTTTGAAGTGAGATTTTTGTCTTATGAATCAAACGAACGAGGATCAGAGTTTAAAGAGAATCCGTTTTTGCCTAAAATAGGTCGTTGCGTAATCTCTTCTATTTCTGTCGATTACACTCCTAATGCTGTGTTCTCTTCTTTCAAAAACAACTCCCCCACTTCGGTTACCCTGACCATTTCAATGAGCGAAGTCACAACTATTACCCGAGAAACCGTCGATCTAGGATACTGATCATGTACTTTTCCAAGTTTCCATACATTGACTACACAATTAAGAACGGAAGTTCTTTCAAGACTGCTTTTGTTCGTAACATCATGCGTAGAGTTAAACTCTCGGACGAAATCAAAGGTGGTCCTGGTGTTTTCATAGAGTACGATATAAAGGACGGCGAGCGTCCCGAGCACATAGCAGAAAAAGTTTACGGAGAAGCAGACTATCACTGGTTAGTGATGCTGACAAATGATATAATTGATCCTTACTTTGGATGGTATAAGTCGTCATCAGTTTTGCAGGAATACATTTACGGTAAGTACAGTGGATATTCTGTGTACTTTACAAGTGCCACTGCTGGTTCTACGCACGGATTCTTTTACAGCACTAAACTGATGTCCGGTAGTAGTTTGTCTCAGGGGTCTAATCGTCATTCGGTGAAAGAGTACTATCCCACTATGTGTAAAGTTACCACCGAATTTTCTTTCCAAAACGGAGGAGCGACTTTTACCTTTAGTGACGGAACCCAAAGTCCTGTTTACATTCACAAAGTAGAGCAATCAGCGGTATCTGCTCATCACTTTCAAATAACCCGACCTTCGGGTAGTAATGGAGCAGTAGAAACAGTCACAGTAGACCCATTGTCGCAACAGACATCCAGTTATGACTATGTTGGAGGATACCTGAGCAACAAAGAAAACGAGTATCCTATTTTGGACACTGATGGAGTGGGCTATACCGGATCGGGAACAGTTTCTCTGTGGGAAACATATGTTGGTAAATACATGGGAATCAGTGGTAGTCCTGTCACAACCTACGCACAAGCAAATCAACTGTATGAAATGGAACAAAACGAACAGAAACGAACAATCAAAATTCTTCACCCAAGGTTCAAGAGCCTTGCTGTGAAAGAGTTAGAGTCTTTACTAGGAATTTGATAAGTGGCTAACAACAGTACACACGGATCAGGAATCCTAAAGGCTGGCGACTATAAGGTAGACAAGTTTACCTTGAGATCAGCAGTAAACGGAAACAGCGTTGATCTTAGAGGTGTTGTTGTACAGTTTGAAGTCTTTGAGGACATCTTTTCTCCGTATCTAACTGCAAAGTTGTATGTGGAAGACACTTTAAATCTTCCTGAGCGAATTCCTATATCAGGGCAAGAGATTGTAGAGATTGGTTTCAAATCGGACATAGACTCCTTCAAGTTTGTGAATCTCAAGTTTAGAGTCTACAAGTTAGACAATCAGCAGTTAGGAGAAAACGGCAAGAGCCAAACATACACTCTTCATTTGATTAGCATGGGTGGCTACTTGAACTACTCTCAGTACTGTGGATATTCTGTCAAAGGCAAAACCTCTACTATGGTAGAAACCATCTTCAGCAAACACTTTCCTTCATCTGTTTGGAAAGACCGTTTGTTTGTAGAGCCTACATCAGATAACTACTCGTTTGTTTTGTCTGGCGGATATACCCCATTCAAAGCAATAAACTGGCTAACTTCTAAAGCGTCAAACGAACACGGTAAGGGCTATTCCCCGTATTTTTTCTATGAGACTGTGGATGGCTACTCTTTCAAAAGCCTGAATAGAATAATTGCAGATGGAGCAAAGGGGGTACAGCAGTACACCTATATGCCCCCTAATTTGAATGTTCCTGATAGTCAGCCCGACTCCGTTCCGTTTGCCTCTGTTCTTCCTCCCCGATATCACAAGATTCAAATGATGGAAGATGTCAGTAGATTCGATATGGCGAATGGTATAGCCACGGGGGTTATATCCTCAAAATTGTTAGTGCATGATCTGATCCGTAAGCAACAAAGAGTACAACAATTTTTTGAGCGAGATGTATTCGATGCCAAGCCTAAACTAGGAACAGAAGTTCACTTTAAAAAAGAAACCACGGAAGCATCAGAAATACTCGATAGGGGTGCATCATTTTTCTATGGTCCCAGCACACCTTACACTGTGTATAGCGAAGCAAGTCGAATTGTAGACAACTTTGGCTACGAAAGTTTGTTTCTAAAAAAGAAACACCACCTGAACAGTCTTCTATCACATAAAATCAACGTCTTGGTTTCGGGTGATTCAAGACGGCGTGTCGGAGACGTTGTCCGACTAAACATATCTAAAATACAATCAGATAGTTTTTTAGATCCACTTTCAAACGACAAGAATTTAGGTGGCGACTATGTGATTACTTCTATACGCCACCAGTTCAATACCACTTATACTTGTAAGTTTGAACTATCTAAAACCTGCATGGGGGTGTGATGAAAGGCTTTCTAGGAAAAGAAGGATTTGTTTGGTGGCACGGTGTAGTGGAAGACGTAAACGATCCACTACAACTAGGGAGATGCCGCGTTCGTATATTTGGATTCCATGTAGACAACAAAGTTCAGTTGCCCACTATTGATCTTCCGTGGGCATATCCTATGCAACCAATCACGTCCGCTGCGGTTTCTGGAATAGGATCATCTCCTACCGGACTGATATTGGGATCTCATGTGTTTGGGTTTTTCCGTGACGGAGAGGAAGCACAAGACCCAGTTATGATGGGAACCTTTGGAGGAATTCCCCAAACATCAGCAAATTCCAATGTGGGATTCGAGGATCCTAGTGGCAAGTATCCTCCTTCAACATCAAATGGTTATCCTGTGGGTGTTTCGGTGGTAGGAGAAGCGGACACCAACCGCTTGGCAAGAAACACCGATCCTGCACAGACACAGCAGACCGTGGTTGGAGCAAAGGCTTCCACCGTGAAACAGAATATACAGAACAACCCCGACATGAAGGCAAAGAGTACTTGGTCTGAACCAATGACTCCGTATGCAGCACAGTACCCCCGCAATCACGTGAGTTTCAGTCAGAGCGGTCACGTTCGTGAAGTGGACGACACTCCTGGGGCAGAGCGACTTCACGATTACCACCAGTCAGGAACATTCACCGAAGTGGGTAACGGGTGGCAAGACAACCCAAACGGAACTCGTGTGCAACGAATCGTGGGGGACGACTACGAGATTGTACACGGCAACAAGAAAATCTATATTGCGGGCAGTCAAGGCGTGGACTTGGTGATCGCGGGTGGAATGAATATCACAGTATCAGGCGCAGTGAATCTCCAGGTGAACGGGAATGCAGACATTCTTGCAAACGCCAATGTAAACTTACAAGTTGAAGGCGAGTTCAAGGCTTCTGCAAAGACAATGGAGTTCTACACAGACGGAGACATTGGCTTCTCTGGACGAACCATTTCCTTTATGACAGACTCTGCGGTCATGGTGATGCAGCAGGGCAAGCGTATTGAAGTAAACTCAGGTGAGCCTGTCGTGAAACCCAAGCGGGTGGATTTGAGGTAACCCATGACAGGCGGAATGGTTTACAGGGGACTGCATCGCAAGTACGCCGAAGGCTCTTCGGAGTATGTGGTGTATCACTACGGAGACGTTGTGAAGCGTGACACGAAGTTCTATGTGTGTGACACTGAAACCACAAGCGGGTATATTCCTGAAGACATAGGGTCTGGATTTACACTCATGTCTTTGACCGTGGATCCGTCTCCCAACGATATCATCAACGGAGGATCGTACTAATGCCAGGTTTCGGAGTATGTCGAGCAAACATTGACGTGGCAGGTGGGCTGATCTTGGTCGGAAACGCAACGGTGTTTCTTGACGGGTTCCCTGTGTCTGTAGAAGGCAACCCCGTGGAAGACCACGGCAACAACGAACACGACAACGCAGTTATGATTCAAGGCAATCCTAGTTTTGTAATAGGCGGTATTCCGGTGTGTACTGGTGCGAGTCAAGCCAGTTGCGGTCACACACCCAGCACTTCTTCAACTCTATTTGTGGGGTAAACCATGACGTGTCCGTGCAAGCAAAAACTAACAGACGGCGAAAAGAGCATTCTTACCTTTGGACTGAACGATTTCCAAAACCTGTTGACAAAACCCAACGAGACTGCTATTGCAGCAGCAGGAAAACTTTTAGGAAACAATAGTGATAGGGTTGCTCGCCTGATATTGAATTCCCAAACCCCAACGGGTGCTCTCTACGCCATTCTGCCTTCACTGCAATCAGCACAGGCTAGATTTACGGCTACCCAATCAGCACTGTCGAAGTTTGATGCGGAGTGCGCAAAGTACAAAGACCCCAAGCAGTTGGCGCGAATGATCAGCAGTCTGAACCTGTACGGGCAGTTTCAGTGTGCTTTGGGCATTGAGGGACTGGATATTGGTGTGGGGTTGAATATGATTCAACAGGACGGAAAGCAGTCCATAAACGCCATGATCGCGGCTCAAGTGGACTTGGAAGCACTGCTGAATCAAATAGATCCTGGTGCAGGAACCGCTTTGGCGGGGAACCTCCAAAACGCCATAGACTCATTTCAATCGGGGGTCGCTGGTGTGTTTGAAAAAATAGACGCTGCCAACGGCGCAGTGAACGGAGCAGTGGACGCAGCAACTGCAAAATTAGCGGAGGCTCTTTCGTTTATTGACAAGGTAACCTCTATAAATCTAATGAGCAACATCATATCGGAAAGTGATGATCCATGTAACCAATTGAGCGTTGATGCAACAGTTAATGTGGTAGACCCACAATTCACAAATACAGTTCGTACCGCGCTTACCGGCACAGGAGCCACCAGTTTCAGATGAGCGACTTTACCCAAATACTCCGAACCGCGACCGACTTTGCTCTAGTGGGGGGTGAGTTTTTGGGTGTGCTTATCATGGGTATTGGGATTGGAGTAGCGGGAGTGATCCGCAGACGCAAGAAAACGGAGAAACAGGTACAGGAAGAAGAGAAAAAGCAGGTCATCGAAGAAAATCACAGGGTAATGGTTCACACCCGAGTTCACGAACACCTCACAGAACTGCGTGTAACTGTTCGTGCGTCTAGGTGCCTAGTGTTTCAGTTTCACAACGGCGGAAAGTTTGCGGACGGCAGTTCCATCAAACGTGTTTCTGTTACTCACGAGTCGTGTAGTGGTGGAGTGAAAAGCATGATGATTGAGTCACAGGATGTCATGCTGAACCGTTACATGGATCTTATCCGTATACTCAACACCTCACCCGACAGAATTATTGCGGTTGACACCCTGCCCGAGTCCGCGTTTCGTTCCAGTTTTGAGATAAATAACGTGCTGTACTTCACGGTTAGTCCGCTCAAGTGTATGGACGGGATCACGCCTTTGGGATTTGTGTGCTGCCACTGGTGTTCCCGAGAAGGCTTGGACGAAATCGAAAAGGACGGCATTTCGGAACACTCGGTAGAACAGGTCATAGAGAGCAACAGCAGAACCATAAACGCGCACCTTACTGCGCAACAGGAGAGATGACAGATGGCAGTTCGCCTTATAAGCAGCAATACTACTGCTCCACAGTACTGTGATTTGGAGATTAGTTTTGCACGCAATCCTAAGACTGGCGATTTGCTGACGGTTACCAATAGTGGATCGGTGAAGCAGGCTTTGCGATCACTTATTCAAACTTCATTTGGTGAACGACTCTTCCAGCCTCGTTTGGGGGGTTCCCTGCGTCATCTGCTCTTTGAGCCGATAGACGAAATCACTACTTTGGAAATACGTGATCGTTTACTCCAAACCATACGAAGACATGAACCTAGAGTGGGAATGTTGTTTGTTGATGTGGCATCTGATCCAAACAACAACAGTTACACTGTAAACGTGGAATACGGTGTGAGAGGATCAAATGATCGTCAAACAATAACCACGGTTTTGGAAAGGGTGCGCTGACGAATGGCAACAAACACCAACAGTTTCAATGTCCTTGGTTTGGACTTTGAGCAGACAAAGCAGTCGCTAAAGCAGTTTCTGTCGTCTCAGTCCACTTTGAAGGACTACAATTTCGATGGATCGGTTTTGAGCACTATTCTCGATGTGCTTGCGTACAATACTCACTATCAAGCATTTTATTCTAATATGGTTGCAAATGAAGCGTTTTTGGACAGTGCAACGCTTCGTAGTTCTGTCGTTTCTCATGCAAAATCGTTGGGCTACGTTCCAAATAGTATTCGTTCTGCTAGTGCTACCCTTACTATTGATGCTGTGGGAGCGAGTTCAAACACTTATTTAAGCAGAGGAACAGAATTCATCGGGACCAATTCTGAAGGAACGCAGTATCGTTTTGTCCTATTGGATACGGTGTTTGCCAACGGAACCACGCAAAAGTTTGAGAGTGTAAAGGTTTACGAAGGAACTCTTCGTAGAATGTCGTATGTTTACGACTCGTCTCGCAAGTCGGGTTTTTTATTGACGATTCCAAACAACAAGACAGATGTTTCGACCATCAAGGTTAGAGTTCAATCCTCGCCATCTGATACATCTGGATCGGGTGATGTTTGGTCCTATGCCACGAATTACATTGATCTCAAACCCACCTCCAAGGTGTTTTTCTTACAAGAGCGAGAACAAGGGATTTACGAAGTTTTCTTTGGAGACAACTTCTTGGGATCAAAACCAGCGGATGGTAGTTTGGTTGTTGTCGAGTACCTTGAGACGAACGGCACAGCGGCAAACGGAATTACTTCATTCACTACATCCGTAACTGGTCTACAAACAATTACAGTGGTCGGGCAGTCTTCGGGTGGTGCTGAACCGGAGAGTATTTCTCGTATCAAATTTCTAGCACCAAAATTCTACCAATCACAGTCTCGTGCAGTGACAGAAAACGATTACATAGCAAAGGTATACAGGGAGTATCCCAACACAGATTCGGTGATTGTCTATGGAGGCGAAACTGTTACGCCAGCCCAATACGGCAAAGTGTTCATAGCGATAAAACCTACTTCGGGAAATGTTCTCAGTACTGATGAAAAGACTTCTCTTGTCCGAACACTCAAAGAGACATCTAGTGTTGTGACTATAAGTCCCGTGATAGTAGATCCTGATTACATTGACGTTATCGTAGATTCTTTGGTTACTTATGATCCTGCTCGCACCACTCTTCAACCAGGAACACTAAAGGCATTGGTGGTGTCTTACATTTTCAATTACTCCTCTACCAGTTTGGAGTCCTTTGGTTCTAGTTTGTACTTGTCTAAAATTATGCAGGGAATCAATGCACTAGATACATCAATTTTGGGCAACCAAACTTCGATCAGAATGAGAAAGAGTGTTCCCGTTGCCACGATTGCAGCATTTAGGGGTCTTCAGATAGACTTTAAGAATCCACTGTACAACCCACATTTGGGTCACACTCCTGAATTCGATCCCACGGATACCAGTGAATCAGTAGTAACGTCAACTACTTTTTCTCACAAGAATATGGATGGAAATACTGTATCAAATGTGATGATTGCAGACGATGGAGAAGGAAACATAGACTTGGTTACATTTGATAACGATAACACCAGACGAGTGGTGATGCACAAGATTGGAACAGTAGACTACGTATCAGGAGTGGTTATTTTGTCCAGCAAGTTTATGCCTATCACAAACAACAACCTGTTCAGTGTGACGGTAAAGCCAAAGAACCAAGACTTGTTTGTGTTTGAGAACAAGATTCTTCGTGTCTCGCGCGGCTATTTCGATTCCGTTACGGTTTCACTCACGACTCAAACTGCTAGAAAGAATGTGATACGAGGTTGATATGACAGACATCAAGAACATCATACTCAATAGCACTGACGACGCTTTAGAGAAAAGCATTGCTCCTTTTATAGAGGAGCAGTTTCCCACTTTCATACGGAGTGATTACCGAAAACTGGTGCTGTTTATCAAATCGTATTACGAGTGGATGAATGCGCAGGGAAATCCTGGATATGTGACCGCAAATCTTGAATCCATCTATGATGCAGATAAAAACTTAGAGGAGTTTTACTCTCACTTCAAGAACGTGTACATGGAGGGGTTTCCTGAAATATTTGCCACAAACACTTCAGGCAATAAACCAAACAAGAAAACACTACTGAAAAAGATTAGGGACTTCTACGGAAATAAGGGAACAGAGAGTTCTTACAAGTTTCTGTTTCGGCTCCTTTACGACAGTGATTTGGAAGTGTATTACCCAAAGGATGACCTGCTGAAAGTTTCAGATGGTCGTTGGGTAGAGCCTGTTTCAATCAAAATTTCTTCTTTGAATGGAACTGCACTGTTTGATTTGAAGGGTGGGCAGGTACAGCAGATAAACGGAAACGGTGAAAGTATTTCTAGTGCTGATATCGACACTGTAATTCAATACACCCAAAACGGTATTCGAGTAACTGAATTGTTCTTACAGAACTTGGTTGGAGACTTTTTCCCTGGAGTAGAAGTTAGGGCAACTACAGCCACAGGCACAGAATACAGAGAAACTGCGTTTAGTGTCTTGGGAGACTTTTTCATCCAGGTTCCGGGAGAAGGTTATCAAATTGGCGACACAGTTTCGGTTACAGCAATACCAGCGCAAGCGTTAGTAGACAACATTCAAACTACTCCCACAGAGGACGGAGAAACTGGGGAAGGTAGTCAGCAGTCATCAGCACTAATAGAGAATACTCAGAGTGTGGTGTTGGGCGGTATCGGATTCTCTGCTCGTGTTGAACAGGTAGGATTTTCTGGAAACATTAAACGTATATCAATCATCAACTCGGGATTAAACTACGGAGCAGATATCGTTGTCAACATCTTTTCGCCCACGGGCAAAAAGAAAGCAGTTGTTTATGCCTTGCGTAAAGCAATTACTCGATACCCTGGGTACTTTAAGGGAAACAGCGGCAAAGTTTCGTCCAACAAGAAGATACAGGACGGACACTATTACCAGGAGTTTTCCTATGAACTAAGGGGTAGGGTTGGAATAGATGAATACTTTGATGTACTGCGTCAGTTGGTCCACCCTGCTGGTATGCGTATGTTTGGATCGGTTTTGCTGAAAGGCGATTTGAACAATACTATCAGTACGTCCACGCAGTTTACTAGATTTGAATCACCCGTGATAGGTCGATACACCCCCTACGCACTTCGTACATTCAACGATCTGCGCGGCGGGTATTTCTTGCCCAACCAAGTAAAGGGCGCGACTCTTCAGGTGTGGTTGAGTGGGTACAACATTGCAGGGAACACAACTGATGGAATGACTGCTGACTGGGCATACTACATCAGAGAAAAGACATACGACTTGGAAACCGGAGAATTCATTTCTCCTGAAAATTGGAGTGATGTGTTTTTTGGTATACGGCATTGGAGGAGTCTTGTCGGTGGACACACTTTCAGCCATTGGGCTGATTTACCAAACACCAGTTACTGGTTGACTCCAAACGCCAAACGAGAAGCAGTAAACACCCACTTCTCGGTGGATTTCATGCCAGTCAACTACAGGTTTGCGGCTCGAACACCAACAGGCGCGCCGTGGACAACCGCAAGAAATTTGGGATTCAGTGGTCCGACTGTGGGCGCACTTGGATTGAGTGCAGCGCGTTCTTATTTTGCAGTTGTGAAGCCGGGTAGAGTTTCTGCTACTTCTATGGGGGTTGTATCAGCCACAGACAATCCTGGTGCTTTTGTGCTTTGTGACAACGGTGCGAGTTCTTGGTCATCTTCGCATGGGATAGTGATTGGATTCACTGGTGGCGGAAATCAACCTAAACTCGTTGCTTTCAATAGAACCGCAAGCGCATCTGTTACTGTTCAAGGAAACTTTGGAGCAACAGGTGAGTGGAGACTTATTTCCCACACATATTCTGTTGGGAGCGGAAGTTCTGGACCAATGTCTCTGTTTTTGGATGGCGTGTCGTTGGCAACCCAAGAGTCTGTTGGAGTGCCAGCAACTTCTATAGCCACTGGAAACTTGATGGTCGGAGTTAGGCGATTTGGTAATGTGGGAGCATTCGACGGAGAGATTGCTGAAATTCTTGCGTACCAAGGCGCACTATCAGACGGCGACCGCCAAAAGGTTGAAGGCTACCTTGCACACAAGTACAACATAGACGGCAACTTGCCGCAGGGTCACCCGTACAAAACCACTCCTCCCGGTGCGTCTCTGCCTGCGGGTGGTTGGTCTGGAGCCACGGGTGACTTCTACCCTCGGGGCTACAATCCGTACATTGGTTCCACCACAGAAATCGGACCGAATGGCAGCACTGCGGCAGCAGGATCGCTGTTCTTCCGCAGTGGACTGGGGTACACGTACACCGTGGTGGACGAGTTTGGGTTGACTGCACACAATCCCATTGGCGCGCCATTGGGGAGCACCACTGCTTGGTTGCGGGGCAGAGAAACTGTTTTGGAGCCAAAGGATCTTCCTGGACTAGTGCTGTGGCTGAAGCCCGAAAACATTGGTGTGTGTGGCTCGGTTGCTAATGGAGCGTCTATGGATGTTTGGCGCGACGCTTCACCGGAGCAAAACCACGCACTGCCTCCTACATGGGACAAGTGGAACGGCGTTGCCACTCTAACACACAATGCCACAACCGATAGTGGTTGGGTCAGAACCGTTTACGATTCAGTGCATCCGCTCACAAAGATACAGTTCAAGTTTAATGGCGTGTGTGGAGGATATACGTCTGGAAGACTGTGCATGGTTGGACTTAGTTCTACTCCAAATAACGGTACCTTTAACCCAATATATGCAGTTTACTCTTATGGTGCGCGTGCCAATGATCCCACCGCAAACCGTACTATTTATTACCGAAAATACATATCTTCTGGAAGTGACTTCGTTGAGGCAAAACCAACAGGAATAACACAGTCAACCGACTTCACCGCATTCGATGACAGTGTGTTTGAAGTGGAGTACGTTGATCCGTACGTTATTTACCGCAGAGACGGTGTGGAAGAAGGAAAAATATACGAAGGGCACAACGCTTCTCTGTACTTCAAGACTTCTTTCTATTACCAGACTGTTGACAATACAAGCGGACACTCTGTAACCGTTTTGGAAACCTCGTACAAGGGCAAGGCAGTAACTCCCACCTTCCAAACCACAGGAAGCCCTGCGGTCAATGTGGTGAATTACGCAGGAATGACTGTGGATAAACTGCGACCCACTCTTGTGATTAACGACAACTCAACATCGGGTGCAACCGGAATAGAGTTCAATACAGGCACACTGTACAGTCCTGACAAGACCACTTGGAGACAGACAACTACCAACTACTACCCGTATTCGGATCTGCTTGCTGATCCCAACAATAACGCACCGTTGGGAATAACACTAAGTAGAACAACCGGACCGTTTCATCCAACACTTCCTGTTGCTGTTCGTATGAGTGTTGGAAACCACCAGTTATCACCACCGTATACGGCAGGTGTAACAAACGTAGCACTATTTAATAAACTCGTATCCGACATTAATCCCAGCGTAAACGGGGTGGTGTACTCCTGCTACTATCGTCCGGTTTCTACGGGATCAAACCAATTTATCATAAGAGACGGTACAAATAGCACAAACAACGTAGTGTGTAATATTGCTAATAGCCCAAGTGGA